CGATCTCTGTGTGCTGCCGCTGGTATGCATAGCAGTATAAGCAGCAATAAAAAGATTGCAACCTTTTTGCGCACTTATACCATCTCCTCATAGCACCATTCACAATATAGCTCTCCAGTATCATCGTCACAGTAGGCTATATCATCTGCATAATACCATTCACCGCACCCGTCACAGCAGAAAAGTGCATTGTATCGGCAGTTCTCACAAACATTGAGTTCCTCATCGATTACATAGACAGACGAATCCGCCTCATTCTCTCCGCAGATATCGCATGCATTTGCATCCTCTAAAAGAGATAAACAGGATGAGGATAAGATGAAGAATAGGATACTAGCGAGAATTGTGCCGCAAACATCAGCTCCATTACCTTTCAAATTTTGGTCATCTCCTCTATCAGTCCTTTTTATTGTACTTTTGATGCGGTACGATTATATTTGTAAAGAACATCTGTTCTTAACCCCGAATTAAACCGTAGTTAAGGTTATTTGCATCGATTAGGACGAGGTATAAAATCATCATCGCCAGCAGGGCAAAAATAACTGCGAAGAGTGTTTTGGCCAGCTTCCTGCGCTGGCGCACCTGCTCTTTCAGCATCTCGATCATTTCTTCGCTGTTCTGGCTGTCGGCTTTGTGGTAGACTTCCTTCACGAAATGCTTGTCGAGAGATATGTGCAGCATTTGGCAGATGGAAGCAACGAGAAAAAGGCTCGGATTCTTGGTCGGCTCCGAAAGCAGCCGGGAGATCGTCCTCTCAACCGTCCCTGCATTGTCGGCCAAGTCCTTGTGGGTCATTCCCTGCTCCTGCCGTTTTTCGGCCACCTCCAGCAAAAAGTTTTCCCAATTCTTATCTTCGTCAAAACTCACAAACTCATCTCCTGTTTTTTGTTACCGGACACTTTTGTCCGAAAAACATGACAGTTTTTGCGCCGAAACTGCAACATTTGTCAGTACATATTGGCAATACAATTTGTTACAATTGAATTGTACCAAATACATGCTGAATTTGGAAGGATTTTTATTTGACAATAATCGACAAAAGAGGAGGAACACCAATGGAGAAAAAGGAGGAATTCAAAAAGGCGGTGGAACGGATGTCTGACGAGCAGCTTGTTAAATATCTTCGGATTCTAAAGTTTTCATTAGACGAAGATATTTCTCAATTTTCTCATCTGTCAAAGTATCTGCGAAATCCATAAGGTCTTTCCGAATACCGGACAGCTCACCTTCGGTGGGCTGTTTTTCTTTTCCCAAAAGGTAGTCCACGCTTACGCCGAAGTAGTCAGCGACCTTTTGCAATGTTGCTTGCCTTGGAATTGTCCCTTTGCTCCACCGCGTAACCACGGAACGCATAAACCCCATTTCTTCGGCGACAGCAGATGGAGATTTCCCAATTTTATTACAAAGAGCAACATAGTTGATATAGAACAAACGCAACACACCCTTTTTGTGCAAATAGCAGAAAGTAAACAAAAGGAACAACTGTGTCTTGACTGTTGCGTTTGTTTACACTATAATGAAAACATAAGCAACAAGCGCAACACAAAGCGGGCACTCAATGTGCCATGATTCATTTTCCCTCGCAAGGATATGATAACACTTTGTGTAAACTTTTGCAACACAATATATAAAGAAGGGGGAAAAGTTTAGATGCCTGCACAATGGACTGGCGATGTGGTCGGCAAGATGCACAATAACAAGATTACAATGGCTCAGCTCGGAGAAAAACTCGGCGTTGGGAAAGCGTATGTGTGTGCGATATTAAATGGCCGCCGCAGCCCCAAGGACGCAGAACAGCGCTTTAACGCTGCGCTGGACGAGCTTATCAAGGAAAAGGAGGGAGGATAATGGACGACGAGAAATTCATCCGGTGGTTAATAGCAATTTGCTCCGTTTCTGTTGTGATTACCGCAATCAATGTGTGGCTGCACTTTGCTGGATGAATTGGACAATTGCGGTAATCGCTGCGATGGACGCAAGAATACCTGCGATGGTTCCCCAAAAGGCTCTTCGCTTTGCAACACGGTATTCTTCCAGCGCTCGTTCACCGGCATCGGTCAGGCGAACCTTAACGGAACCGCCGCCACCCCACCAGTACTGGCCGGGCTTTAGTACGGGGTAGAACAATCCGGATGGCGAAACCTCCCCGAATTTATCCTCCGACATTTTGATAGTGCTACGGCAGCGGAATTTTCGGAGAGTGCGTTTTTCAGATTTAGTCAACATCAAATCACCTCAAGCACAGCATATCACATGAAAGGGGGGACTGCAATGAATAAGGAAGACCTCGAACTCGCACACCTCGTTCTGTGGCACGCAAAAATACTCCTCGACCACGGTGCGGCGAACACCGTAGCCAAGGAGCTGGAAGGAAGTGTGCTGCCGTACTCAAAGGCATTTGGCACGGCAGTTACGCTGTTGGAACAGAACGGTGCTACACCACCTCCGAAAAGCGTTCGGGATGCTCTTGAAAAGCCTTGCGAATCCGAATTCCGCAATCGGCACACAGAGGACTCCCAGAGCAATCCTCGCAGCCATTAGATGCAAGGATGTCAATGCCGCCATCGGACAGGCTGTACAGGTAGCATCTGCGAACGGCACCGGCATCACGCAAGCATGGCGTATCGATTGCATAAACGGTTTTCATCGTCTCACCTCCTCTCCAATGAGAGGATACCACAAAGGAGGAACAAATGCCAAGAGAAAAGGAGAGCTACCGGGACAACCTCGAACGCTTGATGGACAGGTTCCCCGGCAAGGAAATCCTCTCATTCACAGAGGTTTCCCAGTACACAGGAATGGGCTACCGGGCGCTGATGGGCAGCGGTATCCCGCTTAAAAAGACAAAGGGGAAGCGCGGGCAGTATTTCATCAGCCTGCCCAGCTTCGCAAGATGGTTAAGTTAAGGAGGAACAACATGGAAGCAACAACCAACACCTTTATCCGGTGGTTTAACTCGGATGAGATCGTACCCAGCAAGGACGGGCATTACCTGTGCCAGACAAATCCGGGAAGATACGCAACCCTGCCATTCAGCACCAAGCATCAGGTGTTCAATGTCAGCGAAGATAATGTGGAGACCGCTATCGAAGTCCAGTGGTGGGCATTCCTGCCGGAGCTTCCGCAAAAGGAGGTACAGGAAGATGAGTAAAAAGGAGTGGATGCAGGAAGCCTTGGCCGTAGTTCTCGGAATGGGAGCCATATTCGCAGCAGCGGCTATCCTGCTGCTGGTGAGGTAAGGCTATGGAGCAGAACGAGAGGATAGCAGTTATCCGGGAGAAGTTCCCCGGTTACACCAAGCCGCTGGACAGTATGTGCAAACGGCCGGAGTATTATGGCATCCGGCGTACTGCCGAAGCGGAAGCGCTGATAGCGGACAAGCCCGGCAGGAAGCGGGAAGCAAACTATAAGCTGTCTGTGCGTATTCCTTTGGGTTATGTGAATATGGCGGAGTTCCGTCAGCAGCTTATCGAAATGGGTTACTGCAACTTCACAGCATGGGTTCTGCGCTGTATCCGCCGCCAGCAGGAGGAATACAAAAAAAGAAAGGCCCCCGTCAGAGACGGAGACCCAACCACCACCACAAATATACACGATAAGGGGAGGAATGTCAAGTGATCGTCTACAAGGGAACCGATAAAGAAATGAAATGCCGGGATTTCCAGTTTGAGCTCGGAAAGGAATATGTGGAGGAGGAAGCGAAACTGTGCTACAAAGGTTTCCATGGATGTGAGTACCCGCTGGATGTGTTCGCCCATTACGCCCCGGCCGACAGTCGGTTTTTCGTGGCTGACCTCGATGGTGTGACGGACGAAAAAGAAGAAGGTGACAGCAAGCGAGCTGGAACGAAAATAAAGCTCCGGGCGGAAATCGGTATCGCTGGTATTGTAAAAGCTGCGGTTGAGTACATAAAAGAAAAAGCAGAGAGCAGCAAAAATCACACCGGCGACTGTAGCGCAGCCACCAACACCGGCAACTATAGCGCAGCCACCAACACCGGCGACTGTAGCGCAGCCACCAACACCGGCAACTATAGCGCAGCCACCAACACCGGCGACTGTAGCGCAGCCACCAACACCGGCAACTATAGCGCAGCCACCAACACCGGCGACTGTAGCGCAGCCACCGTTGATGGAAAGGAGTCTATTGCAATCGTCACCGGAGTTGATAGTAAGGCATCCGGCGCCATTGGATGCTGGCTCGTCCTAACCGAGAGGGGTGGCTGGAACGGTGATATTTTCCCAATTAAAGAGGTGCGAGCTGTAAAGGTAGATGGTGAGGCCATAAAACCCGGGGTATTTTACAAACTGGAAAATGGGGAGGTCGTGGAAGCATGAACCAATACGATATCCCGGATAGGCCCATCCCGAGCTGGGTGGATAACTACGATGATAAGCCGCACATCTGCCCGGAGTGCGGCTGCGAGATCAACGAGACAATTTACATTAAGGACGGCATGGTCATTGGCTGCGAAAACTGTGTTAAGCGTTTTGACGCCAGCGATGCGGATGCTGACAGGTACTTTGATGAAGAACCAGACAGATATTAAGGAGGAGCTATGGAGAACTACTTTCGAGAATTGAACAGCATCAACTGCTCTGACAAGACAGAGAAGAAGAATGGCCTTACATACCTTTCCTGGGCATGGGCCTGGGGAGAAATCAAGAAGCTGCACCCGGATGCGACCTATACCATCTACGAGGATGCTAACGGCCTGTTTTACCACACAGACGGTAAGACCTGCTGGGTTAAGACTGGCGTAACCGTCAACGGCATTGAGCACATCGAGTATCTTCCGGTCATGGATAACCGCAACCGCTCAATCCCGGCCAGTGATGTTACCTCATTCGATGCCAATAAGGCAATCCAGCGTTCCCTTACAAAAGCCTGTGCCCGTCATGGCCTCGGCCTGTATATCTACGCTGGCGAGGACTTACCGGAGGGCGCAGAAAGAGAACCGGAGCCTACCGAGTATTGCATCGACTGCGGACAGCAGATCACCGGTATCAACAAGCGCAACGGGGAGTATTGGCCGGTAAGCGAGATCGCATCCTACAGCGTCCAGCGGTTCGGCCGCAAGCTGTGCCCGAACTGCCAGAAGAAAGCCTTTGCCGCCGAAAAGGAGGCCGAGAAGAATGAAAACAAGGCTCCGGTTTGATTCTGCCGACTGGACAAGAGACCGGAACGGCTACGGCATCACCCTGTATACCAAAGATGCCGCGGCCGCACAGGCTTTCCTTGATGAGATGAAGCCCGGCAAGATGTACGCCGCCGAACTAAAGGAGCACCACGAGCGCAGGAGCCTTTCGGCCAACTCGTACCTGTGGGCACTCCTTGATGATCTGGCCTTTACCCTCTCCACCCAGGCGGCCCCGCTGACTAAGGAGGAGCTGTACCGGAAGTACATTAAGGAGGTTGGCATCTGGAAGGATGTGCACAATATCGAGTCGGAAGCCGCCAAGACCGTCCGGACAGCGTGGGAAATGCTAGGTACTGGCTGGGTAACGGAACAGGTAGACTACGAGCCAGACGGTGACCATCTGGTGATCCGGCTGTACTACGGCAGCAGCACCTACAACACCAAACAGATGTCCCGGCTGCTGGATGCCGTCATCGCAGACTGCAAAGAGCAAGGGATAGATGTTGCCACTCCGGCCGAGCTGGCCTTGCTAAAGGAGGAATGGGGAAAATGAAAAACGAATGGGGCGCAGAGCTTGACCGAAACGGATACGCTCCGAGCATCGTACAGGCCGACACATCTAAGTGCTTTTTGTGCCAGCGCTCCAGCGTAAAGCTCGACCGGCACGAAATATTCGGCAACGCCATGCGGAGCAAAAGCAAGCGCATGGGCCTTTGGGTGGCACTGTGCCACACGCCGTGCCACCTGACACACGCACACAGCTGTGCCGAGGTGATGGACTGGCTGCACCGGATGGGCGAACAAGCCTGTATCGAAAACTACGATTTTACGATCCCGATGTTCCGGGAGGAATTCTACACAAACTATTTGGAGGAAACAGAATGCTGAACAAAGCAATCCTTAATGGGCGGCTGACGAAAGCCCCCGAACTGAAGCAGACCAACAGCGGCAAGAGCGTATGCGGCTTTACCATCGCCGTAGACCGCAGCCGTGACCGAGAAAAGACTGACTTCGTACCCATCGTAGCATGGGGCAAGACCGCCGAATTCGTGAACCAGTGGTTTGGCAAGGGCGACCTTATCACCATTGTTGGGCACATCGAAGTTCGCAACTACGAGGACAAGAACGGCAATAAGCGCACAGCCACCGAGGTTATCGCAGAGGAAGCCCTTTTTGGTGGCAGCAAATCTACCGGCAAGGCCGATGAAAAGCCTGCAGAGAGCAAACAGGGCGGATTTGAAGAAGTCGAGGGCGACCCTAACGACCTCCCATTCTGACGGGAGGTGAGGAGGAATGCCGAATAGATTGATAAAGGATAGCTTCCGCACAAGCGACAAGATAGCATCCTTAACGGATTTCGAGTTTCGGCTTTGGGTAAGTCTTATTGTTTCGGTAGACGACGCAGGACGAGGAGATGCCCGACCTGCAATCATCAAAGGCAACGCATTCCCGCTTCGGGAACGGGTTACTGCAAAAGATATCAACGATGCGCTCCACGGTTTGGCGGCCAAAGGCTGCGTTTCCCTCTACGAGGTGGACGGGAAGCCCTACTTTTGGTTCCCGACTTGGGCCGAACATCAAAGGATACGAGAATGCAAACCAAAATATCCCGACCCGCCTAAAAACAGCGGCTTTACACCGTCTGCTGAAATCTGCGGCGAGTTGCCGCAAGTTGCGGCGGATTGCGGCGAGCTGCGGCCTGAATCCAATCCGAATCCGAATCCGAATCCTAATCCGAATCCAAGTACCCCCCATGCCCCCCAAGGGGGCCGGTTTGCCGAATTTTGGGCGCAATATCCAAAGAAAGTCGGCAAAGGCGCAGCGGAAAAGGCTTTTGAGCGCATCAAGCCGGATAAGCAGACCTTTGACCGCATGATGGATGCCATATCTGCACAGAAGCGGAGCCGCCAATGGACGGAGAACAACGGCCAGTACATCCCAAACCCTGCGACATGGCTGAACCAGCGCAGGTGGGAGGACGAGCTTCCGCAGGGGGAAACCGACAATGTTTTCCTGCAAATGCTGCGAGAGGAGGGAGAGCATGACCCGATCTGAAACACTTGCCGTCATGTCGATTTTGAAGGCCGCATACCCCAGCTACTACAGGGACATGAAACGGCAGGATGCCGAAGCGGTGGTAAACCTGTGGTCGGAGATGCTGGCAGACTACCAGGCTAACCTTGTGGCAGCGGCGGTTAAGTCCCACATTGCCAGTGATCGCAAGGGCTTTCCCCCGCACATCGGGGCTATCATAGCCGCTATTGGTGAGATCAACAGACCGGCGGAACTCTCCGAGGGGGAAGCATGGGCACTGATTGCAAAGGCCCTGCGGAACAGCGGCTACAACAGCGAGAAAGAGTTTGCAGCCCTACCGGAGAACCTACAACGGTTGGTAGGACACCCCTCCCAGCTGCGGGAATGGGCCAGCATGGACACCGGGACAGTGCAGAGCGTGGTGCAGTCCAACTTTATGCGCAGCTACCGGGCAAGGCAGGAGAGCGAGCGCAAGATGCAAGCCCTGCCTGCGGATATCCGGGCAAAGCTGGCCGGTATGGCCGAGGTAAAGCAGCTGCCCAGCTATGACCTGGCGCTGGCGGAGCGGATGATGGAGGAAAATGCGTGAAAATCACGATCCCCGAAATCCCGCCATCGCTGAATAAGTACGCCGGGCGGGCGAACGCCTGGGACTACCGAGCGGAAAAGCAGCGCTGGCTGCAGCTGTTTGTTGCATACTGCCCCAAGTGCAAACCAATGGGCAAGGCGGTGGTGACCATCACCTACTACTTCCCAACCAGGCACAGGCACGACCCCGACAACTACAACGGCAAGATGCTGATGGACGGGTTGGTACACCGTGGAGTAATCGCCGATGATAGCTTTGACCATGTCGAGCTGCGGCTGCGTGGGGAATATGACCCCAAAAACCAAAGAACAGAAATTGACATAGAGGAGGTAACACAATGGGTAAACACGGAACGGAAATAGAGCGGGAGAATCCGCTTTTTGAGGGACAAAGTGCCGAGGAATTTATCAAGCGCTGGAACGCTGTCACCAAAGCCATAAAAATGCGCGCAGAGATGGCCGAGCAGGAAAAGGTGGTGAGTTATGATGCCATACGATAAGGCCACTCCTGCAGCAAAAAACGGCTGTTCTAATTCAAACGACCCGGAGTTCCTGGAGCAGCTGGTGCGGGAGGGCAAGACCAACAGGGAGATTGCCTTAATTCTCGATCTTGATTACGGCTCTGTGGCCCCAATCTTGTCTCGCTATGGAATCAAGAGAGACCCCAACCGGCCCTGTAAGAGATGCGGAGGGCCGATAGGCAGCACCAACACCCGGCAGCTGTATTGCAAGGAGTGCCAAAAGGCCATGGACAGCATCCGGGCCCGCAAAAGCAGTATGAAAAAAGCCGAGCCGAAGAAATGTGAATACTGCGGGAAGGACTATTTCGGCCAGCCGGGACAAAAGTACTGCTCAAAGCAATGCTACAAGGATGCGGCGGCATCCGGTAAGTATAAGCGCCCCAAGAATTGGCTAAAGCGCCGGGATGGGAAAATCGACATCGAGATAAGAATCTGCGGCAAAACCACGGAGCGACGGGAGAGCGTGGATTACTTCGAAGCCCGGGAGATTTGGCACGATGGCTGGATAGGCGGGGGCTACGCAGCGCTGATAACGGTAGATGGCCACAGGCTGGAGACCCTGCCGCAAATAAAGACATTCTTCGGATTTAGGAGGGATTTGCTATGAGGAACTGGGCGGCAGCGGCAGTTACGATAATCTTAGCTGCTTTCTGCATAATGGTTCTATCGGCTATTTCGGCCGAAAGGTGGAATCATGTGGATGAAGTGGTTCAGGCTGAGATCACCGCAGAGGAACAGGAACGCCTGGAGCAGGCAGCCTATTACAAGGGTTGGCAGGACTGCAAGCAATATTATCTTGAGAATTTTGGAGGGTGAGCCAATGACCGTAAAGGACTACTACGAAGTAATCCGGGACATAGACCGGCTGGCTGCTGCCGTTGACGCAGAGGGTGCAGTCACCCTCGACCATGACGATGCGGAGCAGATATGGGCGCTGCTGCTGGACTACAAGGATTTGCTGATGGCACTGGAGGTGGGATGATGTGCAAGTGGCTGCAAGATGAAATCTGTGTAAACGGCGATTGCCCGGCGGTTGCAGATTTTTGCCCCGTAGTAAACCATCCGGGCGTGTGCCGGTACGAGGAAATGGAAGAAAAGGAGGGCAAAGATGGATAATGTAACCGATATCATCCAGCGGGATTGGAGCAAGGACTTTATCTCCCTCATGAAAAACCGTATCATTGTATCTCACTACAAATACGGCTGGATGAGCCAAACCTACCCGGAGCTGGCCAAGGCGATAGACAGCGCAGAGGAACGGCTGCGGCTGTACCGGGAAACAGGCAATACCGAATGGTTGGTTGACCTTGCCAATTTTGCCATGATCGAGTTTATGCACCCCAGCCACCCGCAGGCCCATTTCCGGGCAACAGGCAGCGATGAAAGCCCAGGCCTTAAAAACGGGATAAGCTATAAAGAGCTGATGGAGGAGGGAGAAACATGATTGACTACAAAAAGGCTTGCAAGTGGGAGCTTGGCAGGTATTACGAAAAGCTCATGGCCATCGACAGCCTGCAGGACGAGATCGATATGCTGACCGCCAGAATGGAGGGCATCAGGTCGCCAAAAATGGATGCCACACCTGTACAGGGCGGCAGCTCAACTGCCGAGGAACGCATCATAAACGCCATCTGCAATAGGGACAACCTAACCGTCAACCATGAGCTGGTTAAGTGGCAAGTGCGGCAGATGGACCGTGGCTTGTCGATATTGACCGACCAGCAGCGCAGGATCCTTGAGGTAAAAACCATGCGCAGGGAAAGCGGAGCAGTGGAACGCCTGTGCGACGAGCTGCACATCAGCCGGGCAGAGCTGTACCGGCGAGAGGACGAGGCAATGGCAAGGTACGCTATATGCCGGTACGGCGTGACAGAGTTGTGATTGCAACTAACTTGCGGGTAACTTACAACTGGTGGCGATAAGATATTGACAAAATCCTATCACCGTGGTACATTATGAAGTAGAATACCGGATGCGAGGTGATTGGGATCGGAATACCACTCTCTGAAATTGATTTCGCCAAGGCCAAAGAATTTCTGGCGAGAATAAGGCCACTGCTGGCCTCCAATGAATGCACATTCCAAATCTCTGAAAAGAACAAGAACTTTGACCGACAGTACCCGATGAAAGACAATGAAAAGGTAGGAATCATAAGAATACTTACGCCAGAAGATTGCGTTAAAATCGAACCAAACAACAATCCGCGTTTTGTCGATTCTGATGTATATGTGTTTATCAAGAACGCTGAAATTATGGTTTACGGTGAATTAGAACTGCATAAACTCTACATTAAGATCTATTTGCGTGAAAAGAAAAATTACGACACGGTAATTGTGATCTCATTTCACGAAGAGGGCCTGCATGGTTATTAAACAGACAAGAACCAAAAGGAAGGAGAGCCTGCTGTGCCAAACGAATTGAAAAAAGCATACTGCTTAAATTGCGACGAAAAAAGGGCCTATAAAGAAAAAACGACCAGAGAAGAAGTTACCGTCCGCGGCATTACTTTTAGCTATCCAGAGCATACTGCTTACTGTGCAGAATGCGGGAGTGAAGTTTATGTCGCGGAAATAAATGATAAGAATGTCCAGGAGAGGGATGATGCCTACCGCAAGGCTTCTCGCCTGATTACTGTTTCAGAGATTAAAGAAATCTTGGATAAGTATAAGATCGGAGCGGGCCCGCTTGCGCTTGTCATGGGCTTCGGCGAAGTCACTATTACCAGATATCTGAATGGTCAGATACCGTCCAGAGACCATTCTGATAAGCTTTTGGAAGTCAGAGCGTCTCATAGGAAAATGGAAGAGTACCTGGAGGCGGGGAAAGAGCGTATCAGTAATGTCGCTTATAAAAAGTGCCGCGATGAAATTGATAAGTTGATTGACCTTTACGGGAAAAATAAAATTGAGCTTGTTGCCAGGTACATTCTATGCAAGACCATGGATATCACACCATTGGCACTCCAAAAATTGTTGTACTACGCACAGGCGTTTTACTATGCTTTGTTTGGGGAAGAATTGTTCTTGGATGATTGTCAAGCATGGGCTTATGGTCCAGTATTCCCCGATGTTTATTACCGGTATAAAGAGTATGGGTATGACCCGATTACAAAGCCAACATCTGAGTTTGATGTGGATATCGGAGAACTGACTGTAAAAGAAGTTGAATTGATTGACTCTGTTATGGAGGCGTTCGGCAGATATTCTGGTGAGGTACTCAGCAGCATTACACATAATGAGCTGCCATGGATTGAGGCCCGAGGAGCTTTGCATCCTTACGACCGTAGTGTTACAGTTATTGAACGCGATACCATTAACGACTATTTTGCGGCGATCGTAAAAAAGCATGATATTACAAACCCGTGTGATATCGTAAAATACAGCCGGGACATGATTACTCAAATCTAATTTGCATCAATTTATATGCTCGGGAAGCGCCTGCCTCGTAAGGTTGAGCGCTTCCCTTTTATCATTGAAACGCAAAACCTGAGACAAACACGAGACAAAATTTGACGAAAAGCATGGTATAATGATATTGAGGAAGTGGACAATCCTCCTGACCGCTGTGAGCGGTATATGCCAAAGGTCTGCTTCCAATCTCCATGTTTCGATCTCCTTTTGACGGGGGCGCCGCTGCCCCGTTACCCCAGCGGCAAACTTAATACATCATGGACGAGCGTAAAAGCCCGTCCATTTTTATATGCAAAGGAGGAAGCGATGGAACTCATCGTCCGCAGAATACCACAGAGAGATTCGATACGGATATACCCAATCGCCAATGTTAACGCCCATCAAGGATAAGATACTCTGCGCGGTATCCGGTAACCACGAAGCGAGGACAGCCAGGGACACCGACCAAGACATTATGGGCGATATCATGTGCAAGCTGGACATGGAGGACTACTACGCCGAGGACATAGCATTCCTCAAACTGGAGATTGGGCGCAGGGCAACAAGAGATATCCCTATCACCAGCTATACGATGGCTGTTACCCATGGCTCCGGCGGCGGCATTTACACCGGTGCAACGGTCAACCGCAATGAGCGCTTCGGCTACACCATAGAGGGCATTGACGCTCTGATTGTTGGCCATACCCACAAAGGCACCATCAGTAAGCCTAAAAAGATCGTGGTGGACAGTAACAACAATGTTATCCGTACCAAGCAGCTGGTAGTGGTTAGCTGTACCGCATGGCAGCAGTACGGAGGCTACGCAGCCCGGAAGATGCTGCTGCCCAGCAGCGAGAGCGACCATGAGCAGCCGCAGACGCTCCTGCTGTGCGGGAACAAGACAGGCACTAAGCGGATAACCACGGTTTGGTAACAATATTGGTAGCCCGGCATAGTAGACACCGGGAGGGACAGGGCGGGAAGAATTTTGAAAGGAGGTGCCGAAGATGGCCAGTGGATGCAGTGCGAAAAGCAAAGAGAACCTGCGCCCATGGAAAAAAGGGCAGAGTGGGAACCCAAGTGGGAGGGCGAAAATCCCCGAAGACGCCAAGGCGATGCTGAAAGCGGCGACTCCTGCGGCAGTTAAGCTGCTGGTGGATACCCTGAACAACGAGAACGAAAGGACAGAAACGCGAGTAAAATGCGCGGAGACGGTCCTTGACCGTGTATACGGCAAGGCAAACCAGCCGATTGACCTGGGCGGGGCTGTTCCGGAGATCAAGATCGTGCTTGGCGGGGCAGAGGAGCTGGCAAAATGACACTCGACCTAGGCACACCAAACCCCAAGCAGGAGATATTCCTGCGCTCCACAAAAAAGCGTATCGCCTACGGCGGGGCAAGAGGCGGCGGAAAAAGCTGGTCGGTACGGACAAAGGCAACGCTGCTGGCGCTGTATTACCCCGGAATAAAGATCATCATACTGCGGCGCACCTATGCAGACCTGTGGAACAACCACATCATGGAGCTGCGCAAGACACTGGAACCAGCGATAGCGACCTACCGGGACAGCGAAAAGGCAATGATATTCCCCAACGGCAGTCGTATCCGGTTTGGATACTGCTCGGCCGAAGCCGATGTGCTGCAGTATCAGGGGCAAGAGTACGACATCATGTTTTTGGACGAGGCCACACAGTTTACCGAGTTTATGTACAACAACCTTGTGGCCAGTAACCGTGGTGCCAACGACTTCCCCCATCGGATGTATTTGACCTGCAACCCCGGCGGAGTCGGCCATGCGTGGGTCAAGCGCCTGTTTATCGACCGGGACTACATGGCCTCTGAAAACCCAGAAGACTACGAGTTTATCCCGGCCAAGGTGTACGACAACAAGGTTTTGGTGGATAAGGACCCAGACTATGTTCGGATGCTGGAGACCCTACCGGAGGATATGCGCCGTGCATGGCTGGATGGCGACTGGAATGTGTTTGCAGGTCAGTATTTTGCCGAGTGGCGTGACGATATCCATGTGATAGACCCCATAGAGATACCAGACTGGTGGAGACGCTACTTTGCAATGGACTACGGCCTTGATATGCTGGCCGGATACTGGATCGCCATAGACGGAGATGGAAACGGCTATGTGTACCGAGAGATATACGAGTCAGGGCTGATCGCATCGGATGCCGCCATGCGGATCAAGGAGGCCAACGGGGACGATAAGATCGAGCAATGGCTTGCTCCGCCCGACCTGTGGAACCGGCGCAACGATACCGGCCGCAGCGTGGCGGATATCTTCATGGAGCAGGATATCCCATTGACAAGAGTGGACAACGACCGCATCAACGGCTGGCAGGATGTACACGAATGGCTGAAACCGTATGACACCAAGGACATTGCGACAGGAGAAGCCAAAAAGGCGGCAGGGCTGCGGTTCTTCCGTAACTGCCGCAATGCCATACGCTGCATTCCTATGGTGCAGTACGATGCGCATAAACCGAACGATGTGGCATCTGACCCGCATGAACTGACCCATGCGCCGGATGCCATCCGATACTTCTGCAGCGGCAGACCGTACGCCGGAAAGCCGCCGGAGAAAAACCGAAAGGTTCTGCCGCCGGAGCTGCGGGATGAACCGGCACAAGGAGGGTACCAGATATGGTGAGACGATTGCTGCGAAAGATCATCCTGTGGGCGCTGTGGGGCACCGAGGAGGAGCGGCAGGAAACCGATAAAACATTAAGCGAGTGGCTGAACGGCCCGGAGGATTGATATGAGCAATGTATCTTTGTGGGAGCTGTACCTGGAGGGGATCGCTTACCACAACAAAATGGGGTTCCCGACCAAATTCCCCATGTATGTGCGCTTCAAGGAGGGCGACCAATGGGCGCAGCCGACCGAACGGACAAAGAACCTGCCGCGACCGGTCATCAATATCATCGAGATGATCGTGCGCAGCAAGCGCTCCAGCGTGCTGGATCAGCCGGTCAGCATTGTGTACCGGCAGGGCGGCGCACCGGAGGACGATGTGGAAAAGCAGATGCAGCAGGACGCTGCCGAAAACATGACGGAATATGCCCGCAAGGTGTGGGACAGCGCCGACATGGACAAGCTGTGCAGCGAAGCAGTGGACGATGCAGCCACCAACGGCACCGGCATCTGGCACTTCTACTGGGATAACAGCGTAACGGGCGGACGCATGGAGCCCTATGTGGGCGAGCTGCGGGGCGAAACCGTAGACGCGCTCAATTTCTTTGTGGCCAACCCGCAGATGCGGGATGTGCAGAAGCAGGACTATCTCATCATCGCACAGCGGCTCAAATTGGGCGCTGTACGCAAGATGGCCAAGGACAGGGGATTGTCTGCGGAAAAGGTCGCGAACATCTGTCCCGACGAATTTGAGGATGCAAGCACCTATCAGGCCGAGAGAATCGAGCTGGACGGCAAGGAAAACGAAAAGGTCACGGTGCTGACCAAGTATTACCGCAAGAACGGGGAGGTCGTATTTGACAAAGCGACCCGCAGCGTGGAGATATGCAAAGCGGTACCGCTTACCCCGCAGGGCAGCCCGACCCGCATCAAGCTGTACCCTGTGGCGGCGCTCAACTGGAAGCTGCGTAAAGCCTGTTTCTACGGCATCGGCGAGATCGAGGGGCTTATCCCCAACCAAAAGCTGATCAACTTTATGTACGGAATGCAGGCGCTGGCCATCCAGCAGATGGGCTTCCCGAAGATCGTGGCAAAGCCCGGTGCAATAAGACAGCCGCTGACCAACGAGCCGGGGGAAATCGTCACCGACTACTCCAACGGCGGGATATCGTACCTGCAGCCTCCGGCGTTTTCGTCTGCTGCTACGCAGGTCAGCAACGACATGATCGACCTGACTCGCGTAGTAACCGGTACGACCGAGGTAACGACCGGCGAGTCCTTGGGTGCAAACATGGCGGCATCGGCAATCATCGCTTTGCAAAACCAAGCGCAGACCCCTGTCAACGAGATTCAGCGCAGATACTGGCACGCAGTTAAGGAGATCGGCCGCATTTGGATGGAGTTTTTCAAAACATACTGCTCCGACAAGCGGGAAATCGTCATTGAGATGGGTGACGAGGTATCAGGCAGAGCATTTACGGGTACGGACTACGCCATGTACGACTTTGACCTGCAGGTAGATGTAGGCGCTTCCTCCGAGTATTCTGCGGTGCTGGCACAGGCGACCTTGGACAAGATGCTTGACCGAGGGGACATTTCCATCGACCAGTACATCGAGCTGTCCGACCCGAATGTAGCTCCATTCAAGGAGAAGTTCAAGCGAATGCGGGAAACCCAGCCGCAAGCGGTGGGCATGCCTGGCGTTCCGGCGGAAGAAGTGAACGGCGTACAGAGCGTTTCCGGCATTGGCGGAGTTCCGCTGCCGGATGTGCCGAAGGCCCCGACCGTCATGGACAAGTTCACAGGAGGTGGCAACAATGCTGTGCCCAAACTGTAAAGCCGAAATGAGAATCACCGGAAAATACCTTACATTCACCGGGGATACCTCCCCAAACACAGAGACAAAAGCGTTTATCAAGCTGCAGCTGGAGTGCAAGAACCCCAAATGCACCAACAGGACACCGACCTATGTGACCAACCCCTTGGAGGGATAACTAATTTTTAAGTGGCTGCTAAACGGAACAAACCGAACCTCGCCACAGAAAGGAATTTATGGACGAAGAAATCATGACTGCTGCAAATGAAGATATCGAAGAAGATATCGACTCCTCTCCCGCAGTAGAGGAAACCGAGCCGGAGGTAGAGCTGGAGACAGAGCCGGAGCCGGAGATCACCGAGACACAGCGTGTGTCGCGGAGAATCAAAGAAGCATCCCAAAAGAGCGTGGACGACTTTATCCGCAGCATGGGCCTGACCAATCATTATGACAATGACAGACCCATCACCACAAAGGCGGAGTACGAAGCCTTTGTTGCGATGCAGCGGCTGGACGAGGACGGCCAAACCGACCCCGTATCAGCTTACCGAAATCAATCCTTGGAAGCGGAGATTACCCGCTTGCGGAGCAATGAGCGCATGAGAGAGCTGGAGGCTGACCCTGTAAGAGGGCAGACATTCACAAAGCTAAAGGACCAAGTGGTTGAATTGATGGACTACTGCACCCAGCAGGGGACGCCCTGCAGCGTGGATGCAGCGTTCAACACAATTTTGGCGAACAGCTATTTTGACCTCGCCAACGATGCTGCAAACAAGGCAAAGGAAGACACGCTCCGAAGAATCAACAACAACGCACAAGCATCTCCCGGAGCATTGACGGGCGAAAGCCCCGAAACCGAAGCCGACTACATGAAGATGTCGGACAAAGACTTTGAAAAGCTGTATCAAGCTGCACTCCGGGGGGAATTAAAAAATTAAGGAGTGTATAAAACTATGGCTACTACTACCCAGACTTACGGTAATCTTACCGCTGAACAGAAAACCTTTTACGATCGTACCCTGCTGTCCCGGCTGCTGCCCAATCTGACCTTCCTCAAGTATGGTCAGAAGCGCCCCATGCCGAAGAACGAGGGTGACACCATCAACTTCCGCCGCTTCAACTCCCTTGATGTACCTGCGGCATCCCTGACCGAGGGCGTAACCCCTGACGGCGACAACCTGTCCATCACCGCTGTGACCGCTACCGTGGCGCAGGAGGGCAACTGGGTTCGCCTGTCTGACAAGATCAGCATGGTCGGCATCGACCCCGTCCTGACGGAGTCCGCTGCGCTGATGGGCGAAAACGCCGCCAAGACCCTGGAGACCCGCTGCGCGGATGTTATCTTCAAGGGTACTTCCCAGCAGTTTGCTGGCGGCGCTGCTTCCGCTGCCGCTATTGCCGCCGGTAAGGTGGTAAACAGCGAGGAGATCAAGAAAGCGGTGCGCACCCTGCGCAACAACAACGCCGAGCCCCTGGAGGGCGGCTATTACATCGGCTTCTGTGATCCCGATGTAGCATACGACCTGCAGAACGACAGCCTGTGGCAGGATATCTCCAAGTACAACGGCGCCGAGAACATCATGAAGGGCGAGATCGGCCGTATCCATGGTGTCCGTTTCATTCTGACTACCATGTGTCCCACCGACACAAAGACCGCTACTGCGGGAACCCTGCATAAGACCCTTATCGTAGGCAAGGACGCTTACGGCGTGGTCGATGTGAACGGCTCCTCCAAACCCGAAATCATCATCAAGCCCACTGGCTCCGCCGGTACCGAGGACCCCCTGAACCAGCGCGCGAGTGTCGGCTGGAAAGCGATGGCGGTTACTGTTCGCCTGCAGGAGCTGGCAATGGTCTGCATTCAGTCCATGGCTACCGCCTAACCAAATACAAGGGAGGGGGTAACACCCCTCCCTTCTTTTACAGAAAGGATTTAATATGGCTAAAGAGATTAAGAACCCCGACATGGTCGGAGAGATTGTAGAAAAAGCGACCGGCGAGGAACTCGCCAAGGGCAAGAAGGTACGCATCCGTCTGCCGAAGGACAAGCTGAACAAAGAAGATGTCGTAGTGCCTGTGTGCATCAACGGCTACACCTATCAGATCAAGCGCGGCGAATGGGTAGATGTACCCGAAGAAGTCGCCCGCATCCTTGAAGAAGCAGGGTACATGGGGTGATTGAATGAACAAGAACGATGCCATCAACGGTGCGCTGCGGTGGATAGATGAAGCCACCGTAAACGGCGCTGCCGCAAGCAACGGGTTTATAGCCGACTACAAGGACAGAATGGAGCACCTGCTGGACGGTGCTGTTGCAATGGTGGAATCGCAGTTCCCGCTGATCGAATCCATCAGCATCGTTCAGAACATGCCTCGGTGCATGGAGGGCTCCCATTTTGAAGCTAAGGCGGTTTATCCCGGTGATACCTACGAGTTTACCAACAGTGATGCAAAAGCCTACACGCTTGAAATTTGCGGAGTTCTAACAGCGACTATCGATGGGGCCCTGCAGCAGATTACCGCTCCTGAGTTCCAGCGGCTTTCCGGCAGCTTTAACGGCAGTATCAAGTTGGAATCGCAGTACCCATTCCAGGTAAGAAACGCTGCGTTTTATGCATTCCCGCTGGTAGAAATCCCGGAGCACATAGCATGGGTGCCGTATGAGCTGCCCCAGCAGATGAACGGCATGGTGAAAATCCTTTTCTCCGGTGACGGCGTGACCTTCCGCGACTTTTCCGACTACCGGCGGCTGGATGAATACCATATTGCGATCCCGTATTATTACAGCGGGCAATTCGATATCCAGTATAAGCACCGGCACGCCACCCTTGCAGGCGCTTCCGGTGCGACCGAGATAGAGGTGGAGCCCAAGGCGGTTCCGCTGATTCCACTTCGGCTGGCCATTGATGCCACAAGCGGCATTGATGAGACACTGGCGCTGAATCAGTTCCTAACCGGACGCTTTGCAGAGATGGTAGGCGCCATGACGGACGAGGACATCGAGAAACACCAAGTAATTGAAACCGTATTCATGATGTAAGGAGGGGAGCAAATGAGATATTCCCCGGCAAAACTCCCCAGCGCTGATGTGGTAAAGACCAATGCCATGGTCATTAACGACTTTTATGGCTGCGACTTTTCCAGCGGCGCAACCAATATCGACCCAAGAAGAAGCCCCAACTGCGAGAACATGATCCGTTCCTCCCCCGGCCGCGTGAGAAAGCGCCTTGGCTTTGCCAAAACGGCGGTATACGATGGCCGTATCAATGGCCGGTTCTCTCTGGATGGGACAGATATTATCCATGCGGGCACGAAACTGTATGCAGGCGATACGCTGATCTCTTCCGCCATGAACGATGCCTTTTCGGTTGGCAAGAACTTCGATAAAGCGCTGTACCTGCTGGATGGAGCACACTACTACAAGGTAACGCACAGTGACGGAACCTTTACCGTGGCTAATGTATCGGACAGCGCCTATGTGCCGCGCATCGTTATCAATAAAAATCCGGATGGTACCGGCGGAACAACTTATGAGGATATCAACCTCATGTCGGATAAGTGGACAGAATCTTTCTATGTAGGAGATAAGACCGCAGCAGCAACAGTATTCCAACTTTCCCTTGAAAATTTGGATACAACACCTGTAACGGCAAAGATATTGCAAGCTGACGGTTCCTTCGTAGACAAGGTGGAGACTACCGACTTTACTGTAAACCGCACCAGCGGCACCGTGACATTCGTAGCCGCTCCGGGTAAATCCCCTTTGGAGGGCGCGGACAATGTATATATCACTGCATCAAAGGACAGGAGCGAGAGCCGCAGCCGCATTACGAACTGCGATACCTGTATTGTGTATGGCGAGACGGGCACCCGGCTATTTGTGACCGGCGATCCGAACTTTAAGAACAGGGATTTTTGGTCGGCGCAGAATGATTTTTCCTATTTTTCCGATCTATCCTATTCGATACTGGGCGAGGACAGCGAGCGCATTGTAGGTTATTCCATCGTGGGCGACAGGATAGCGGCCCACAAGAGCGGAACCACCGGCGCGGTGTATGTGCGCACCGGCTCCACGGTAACTGAGACCGATGATCTCGGCAACAGCGTGGAGACCTTTGCCTTTAAGACCGGAAATGTAATCACCGGACACGGCGCAATCGCTCCGCACAGCTTTGTGCCGACCGATAACGAGCCGCTGTTCCTTTCCTCCACCGGCATCTTCGCACTGACTGCTTCCGATGTGACCGGCGAGCGCTATGTGCAGAGCCGCAGCTTTTATATCAATCCGAAGCTGCTTTCGGAAAGCAATATCGCCGATGCCTATGCCTGCATCCACAAGGACTTTTATTTCATTGCGGCCGGTGCTGGCGTGTATGTGCTTGACCTGCTGCAAAAGCACTACGAGGATGGGGAGCCGTATTCCAACTACCAGTACGAGTGCTTTTATCTGACCGGAATACCCGCAAGGGTGATCTGGGACGATAACGGCGAACTGTTCTTTGGTACGGCGGATGGCAAAGTATGCAAATTCAATACCGATGAGACCGCTCCCAACTCCTACAACGACACGATGGACGGGGAGACATACACACCAGTAGGGTGCCAGTGGGAAACCCCAGATATCGATGGCAAGACCTTTTACTCCAGCAAACACTTCCGGTACATGGCCTGCAGGCTGTCCGCTTTTGTGCGCACCAGTGTAAACGCCTATGCGATGTGCAGCGGCAAATGGATCTCCATCCTGACCGATGCCCGAACGGCAAGGTTTTTCTCATGGGAGGACATCGACTGGTCGAAATGGACATGGAGTACCGATGCCACCCCAAAGGTGCTGGGGCGCAAGCTGGATATGCGCAATCTGGATAAGGTGCGCTTCCGGTTCTCCAATGGCAATTCGGAGCCTTTTGGCATAGAAAACATTGCCGTAGAGTACCGAGAAACCAAGAAATACAGGGGGTAAGATATGTTTGAAAAAATAAAAGCGTCCGATGGCAATGCTTATACCCCGGACGCTGTATTTACCGATAGCGATGGCAACAGGGTGGGTGTAATCGGACAGGAAACGACCCCCGGCCTGTCTGCCAGTGAGATGCAGTATTCCGTAGAGCAGGTCGTGCGCGAGGTAGTGATCCCCGCGTACAACAGCCTGGTGGACGCGCTGAATGCCTTGACCGCTGCCGCCAACATGGGCGCAGAGGATATCAGCGGTGCGGCATCGACCGTACAGGAAGAGCTGGAAAAGCGGATCCTGACCGGCAATGTGAAATACATCCGGTTGAACAGCGACAAGGTGCTGGAAACCAGCGAAGATGGCGTAACATGGGAAGCGACCGGCTCCTCCGGCCACATCATTGTCAAGCCGGACGGGACAGTAGCCCCGCAGCGCAGCCGCATGAAGTTTGCCAACGGAACTGTGACCGATGACGGCGAGCAGACCATCATCACCGGCCTGAAAGGCGATACCGGCCCGCAGGGCGAGAAAGGCGACACAGGCGAGCAGGGGCCGAAGGGTGACCAAGGCCTGACAGGCCCCGTTATTGTTCCCTCTGTAGATGCCAGCGGCGTCATGTCCTTTACCATACAGGATACGGCGATAGCCCCGCAGCCGGTAAGTGTAAGAGGGCCGCAGGGCCCGCAGGGCGTACAGGGCCAGCAGGGCGCCCAAGGCACAAGAGGCCCGCAGGGTATTCAGGGCGTACAGGGTATCCAGGGCCCCAAGGGTGACGCAGGCGAACCCGGCCCCACCGGCGCCACAGGCGCAACCGGTGCCACAGGCCCCAAAGGCGACAAGGGAGAAACCGGCCCCAAGGGCGACACCGGAGCAACCGGCGCAAGAGGTGCCACAGGCGCAACCGGCGCACAAGGCCCGGCTGGTCCCGCAGGCCCCAAGGGTGAACAGGGCGATACCGGAGCCACAGGCGCAACCGGGGCGACAGGTGCTACAGGTGCAGAAGGCCCTGCTGGCCCTCGTGGCTTAAAGGGCGAAAAGGGAGACAAAGGTGATACTGGTGCAACAGGCGCAACCGGCGCTACTGGTGCGCAGGGGCCTATGGGACCGCAAGGACCGACAGGCCCTGCCGGTAAAGATGGAACCAGCCTGTATATCGAGGACAGCTATCCTACACTGGCAGCGCTGAAAAACGCGATCCCCGCCGGGAACAACAAGATGTACTATGTGCAGGAGGACGGCGAGTGCTACATCTGGAGCGAGACGGCCAATGACTGGGTAAGCGTTGGCGCTTTGCAAGGCCCCATCGGCCCTCAAGGCCCTCAAGGCGTACAGGGGCCACAAGGCGAGCAAGGCCCAGCTGGCGCTACCGGTGCTACTGGCGCTACGGGGGAACAAGGCCCGCAGGGTGAGAAAGGCGACAAAGGGGACACTGGCGAGCAAGGCCCCACAGGCGCTACTGGTGCGACAGGCGCAACAGGCCCGCAGGGGCCACAGGGCGAAAAGGGCGCAGATGGCGCTGCGGCAACCATTACGGTGGGAACGGTATCCTCCGGCGCAGCCGCTTCCGTTACCAACAGCGGCACAACCTCTGCTGCGGTATTCGACTTTGTACTGCCCAAAGGCGATAAGGGCGAAAAAGGAGATACCGGTGCTACAGGTCCGCAGGGTGAGACCGGCGCAACCGGCCCGGCTGGTGCTACCGGCGCTACAGGCCCGCAAGGCGAACAGGGCGTTCAGGGGCCGCAGGGCGAAGTGGGTCCGGAGGGGCCGCAAGGTCCTGCCGGTGCAGCAGGAAAGGATGGCAAATCCGCCTACCAGACTGCCGCAGAAGCAGGATACACCGGGACGGAAACCGCATTTAACGCGGCGCTGGCGGATGTGCCCGGCCATATCGCAAGCAAGGCCAACCCCCACGAAGTAACCAAAACGCAAGTTGGCCTTAGCAATGTGGACAATGTGAAGCAGGCCCCCTATACCCATGTTTCCGATAAGGCTAACCCACATAGCGTGACCAAAGCCCAGGTCGGGCTTGGAAATGTAGATAACACCAGCGATGTCAATAAGCCTGTTTCCACTGCACAGCAGACAGCGATTAACGCCTGCAAGGTAAAGAAAGCGAGCGTTACCCTGACCGCTGCCGGGTGGACAGGAGCTGCAAGCCCCTATGCGCAGACCATAACCCTTTCCGGCATTACCGTAAACAGCAAGGTGGATATCCAGATGGATGCAACCGTCCTTGGCGTTATCCTCGACAGCGGTACATCTGCCCTTTGGATTGAGAACAACAACGGTACCCTTACCGCCAAGGCAATGGGCGAAAAGCCCAATGCGGACATGGCGGTACAGGTGATGATAACAGAGATCATCAACGGTGGAGGCAGTATCTCCGGCAATGCCATCTATGCGCCATCCGGCGGCGGTGGCTTTGTAGCTTCCGCTACGGCACCGGATACCAAGCTGCTGTGGATCGATACCGCAAACGGCGGTATTATCAAATACCACAACGGCACTGCATGGGTAGCTGTTGGCGCGGCATTCAGTTAAGGGGGTGAAACATATTGGCTCTTAATTCTCAGAACCAGATTCTTGCCTCGGACTTTGTAAGCCTTAAAGCAAGGGTAAAAGCGGAAATGAATCGTCGCTGCCGCTCCGGCTCTCTGACGGCCTATGCCGGAGCAGCCTACGACTACAGCGTTGTCCCCGCCAATGGGGTCATCGTCAAACCGGAACACCTTAACAAGCTGGTCGTACCGATCAACGCGATTTCGCCCAGTGGGTATACCGAAAAAGCAGCTGGGGACGCCGTCCCGGAGTTGGCCACACTGGATGCAAAGCTGGCAGCCCATGAAGCATATCCCATGCGTGGCAGCGGTTCGGATTGCGCGTCCGGCTGCAGCGGACTTTGTAGTTCCGGTTGCTATAACAGCTGTTCTGGTTGTGGCGGATCTTGCTCTTATGACTGCAGCGGGTGTAGTGGAACCTGTACTGGCGACTGCGAAGGGACATGTTCTGGAGGCTGCAGCACATCGTGCGGAGGAGCTTGCTGGCGGGATGGCTGTACCAGTAACTGTACAGCAGCTTGTAGAATGGATTGTACTGGAGGGTGCAAAGGAAATTGCGGCAGTATATGCTCTACGAATTGTAGAACGACCTGTGTATCAACATCTGGAACATCTTAATTGTAGGAGGTAAATTTATGATAGGCGTATATCAAGCAAATGCTATGGTAAAAGTGGCAGAACTTTCCGAGATTTCTGTTCAGGAGATCAAGGAGGCTTTAGCTGAAAAAAAGGTGGGAGTTGGCCGAGAACTGTATCCCATTTTATGTGATCAACCGATGGCTCCTGCCGTGAATGCAGAAGAAAGTACGGTACGCAGCTATGCTTCCAATGTAATCGCAAAGGTTGAGGATGCACTGGGAATTAAATATGATGAAGCCGTAAAAGGTGCTGTTACAGAGTATTTTGTCCTTGACCGCAAACGATATGGCAGTAGCATAGAACAAATCGTTGAGCGGAGCTTGTCCGTACTCGCTATGTACCCCAGTGCAGAAAAAGGCTCTTTCTTATGGTTCTTGATGGAAACCATAAAGCGCCAACTGATGGGAGTGTATATTAAGGATACCAAATTCCTCCCGGAGCTGAAGATTTTAATCGAAGAAATAAAGAAAACTTCGGCAGCTTATGATCTGTATGCCGCTGAACTCTAAGGAGGAATCAAAATGGCATTGAAAGTAACGATCCCTGAGCAGGACTGCACCTGCGTGGAACGCCTGTGGTACGAGTACAACGCAGCGCTGGGTGTTCTGCGTTATCTGATGGCGCAGCCTGATGTACTGGAGAAAAACCTGCAGCTGTATGCCGATAGCTGTGAAGCAAAGAGCGTGGAGCTGGAGCTGGCCAAAAGAGAAGTGAGTGAGCGCTTTAAGCCCGACGGCGCAGTTATGAGCTACTCTTTTAACTTTGACGAGTGCGCCATTGAGTATCAGATGGAGGCCGTATGAAGCGAAGCGAAATAAGCTATGCGGATTACCTTTGCACCTTGTACCCGGAGGAGAGCGCCAAAATGCTGCCGGAGGAATTTCTCTGCCGTGACATTACTTTTCAGGTGACCGATGACTGCCCGATGGCCTGCACTTATTGTTATCAAGGGCATAAAGGACATAGGGTGATGTCAAAAGAGACGGCTCGGGCTGGTGTCGATCTTCTCTTCCGTATGTGGGAAGAAGACAAGGGAACATTCATCAATCGAAAAACAAAGGCTATTATATTGGATATGATCGGTGGGGAACCTCTGATGGCTATTGATGTGATCGATGATATCTGCACCTACTTTGTGCGGCGCTGCCTGGAGCTGCAGCACCCGTGGATTTATACATGGAGGGTCAATATCACATCGAATGGTGCTTTGTACTTTGAACCGAAAGTGCAGGAGTTCCTCCATAAGTTCCGGAATAATCTGAGCTTTGCTGTAACGCTGGACGGGCCAAAAGAGATCCATGATGCCTGCCGGGTCTATCACGATGGGCGCGGCAACTTCGATGATGCCTACGCGGCAATGAAGCACTTTAACGCTCATTTCTATGAAGAACTGGGGACGAAAGTGACCATTGCCCCGGAGAACATCCACAATCTTAACCGCATCGTGGACTTCTTTATGGCCGAGGGCATGAAAACAATACGCGCCAACTGTGTGCATGAAGCCAAGTGGACGCCGGAGCACGCCAAGGTGCTGTACGATGAAATGAAGCAGATGGCTGATAAGCTGCTGAAAAACAACGACGGTACCACGGTCTCCCTGTTCTCGGAAGATAATTTCCACCCGCTTCCGCCAGAAGAAAACGGGAACTGGTGCGGCGGTACCGGGGCCATGCTGGCGTTTGACCCCGATGGTATTGCCTACCCCTGCCTGCGGTATATGCCATCCTCTTTGGGCAACGATGTCCCGCCCATTATCGTCGGTACCGTCGATGGGGTATTTGAGCAGCCGGAGCACAAAGCAATTAAGGAATACCTTGACAGCATTACCCGTCGTTCGCAGTCTACGGATGAATGCTGGGAATGTCCGGTCGCTTCCGGCTGCGCATGGTGCTCCGCATGGAATTATCAGGAGACCGGCTCGGTCAACTGCCGCAGTACCAATATCTGTGTGATGCACAAGGCGAGAGCACTGGCCAATGTGTACTACTGGAACAAATGGTATAAGCAAAACAACATCAACAAGAAATTCAAAATGCATCTACCCCGAGAGGAAGCAGAAAAAATAATCAGCCCGCAGGAGTATGATATGCTGCTGCGGCTGAGTAAGGAGGACTGATATGGATGCAAGTGTTTGGGTAGCAATTATCACAGGTGTGGCGTCGGTATTGGCGGTGGTGATAACCAACAGCCGGAGCAATGCCGAGCGGGACAACAAGATGGAACGGGCGCAGGCCGTAACCGACACCAAGCTGGAAGAACTGACCCGGGAGGTGCGGCTGCACAATAACTTCGCGGAACGGATCCCCGTTTTGGAAGAACAGAACAAAGCCCTTAACAAAAGGGTGACCAACCTTGAGCAGAGAAAAGGAGCGTAACTATGAACGAATTTGTAACCTGGACAACCCTTGGAACCTATGCCGGCGCTGTGATGATGGTCACTATCATCACCCAGTTTTTGAAGCAGACCCCCCTTGCCAAGCTGAACGCACAGCTGTTGGCGTACATTGTGGCGGTGGCTATCCTCATCGGCGCAGAAGCATTTAACGGCTCTGCCGTGACGGTACAGGGCGTAATCCTGTGCCTGCTAAACGCCGTTATTGTGGCGCTGGCTGCAAACGGTACATACGATGCTGCTACCACCAATATGATGAAAAAGCCTGTGGCGGCGGAATATGAGCACGAGGAGGTCGTGGAAGATGCCTAAAGTGTATCTTTCCCCGGAACGCAGACCGAAACCGCATGGACCTTATTACGGCTTCCCCGGCGTGTATGAGCATGATGTGTGTGTGGATATCGGCGCTTATTGCGCCGATGCCCTCGCCCGCTGCGGCTTTGAGGTAATGGTAGCTGACCCTGCCAAGACCATGCAGGAGCGTGTAGCAGAAAGCATTGCGTGGGACAGCGACCTGCATATGCCTATCCACACCAACGCCAGCACCGCTACCACAAAAGAGGGAACGGCGCAGGGGCCTACCATTCTCCGCTACGGCAAAGCCGGCGGCGTAAGCGACCGGGCCTGCCAGATGGTTTATCGCCGCCTGATGGAGATTTACCCCCGGAATACCCACCGGGGCGTGTACCAGAAAGACGAGTTTTACGAGATCGGCAGAACTCCTATGCTGTCGATCTACCCCGAAATCGCATTCCACGACAACGGGCAGGACGCCATTTGGTTGGTGCAAAACAAAAAGGCAATTGCCGAGGCGCTCTGCAAGGGTGTATGCGACTGGTTCGGCGTGACCTACAAAGAGGAAGAAAAGCCACAGACCGACTATGACAAACTTCTTGCCGAGCTGGAAGACATCAAAGAAAAATACAGAACCGAACACGCCAGCGCGCAGGCGCTGCGTGGGAGAATTTTAGCCGCCGTGGAACAGTATGACACGGCGGCATTTGATAAGGAGGGATAAGATGGCGCTGAAAAAGAATGTGACCCTTGTAAACGATGGCGGAAGCAGCAACACCATCAAAAACACCGGCACAGTCAAGCCGATAGGTTACGATGTGGCGAGGGCGGCCGCAGCAGCAGGCTCCGAAGTAAATAAGCCCGGCTGGGGCGCTGTAGATGCAGCGATAAAGGGCGGAGCTCTTGCTTCGGCAAAGGCTAACCTGGCTGGAGTTTCCCCGAAAATTTCCTCCACCGTGACGGACACCTCCGAGCGGGACGCATACCTTGAGAGCCTGAAAGCGCAGCTGGATGCGCAGACCGCTGCCTATGACCAGCTGCTTGCCTACAACCGGCAGATGTATGAGGCCCAGCAGAAACAGGCGGCCCAGCAGCGGGAGGACAATGCACGCAGGGCGTACATTGCCAAAGAGATGGCGCTAAAGAACCTCCCCGGGCAGCTGGCCCGTGAGGGCATCAATGGCGGCCTTGCGGAAAGCTCCTATGTCCGGCTGAACAACCGCTATAACAGCAGCCTTGCCGATGCTGATAACGCCTATTCCGATGCGGTGAATCAGGCATACCTTGACATGATTCAGGCGAACCGGGAGCCGCAGAGTGGAAAGATGAATGCGCAGGCAAGCTATTCCGCCGGGCTGGCAAAGGCCCCGAAGCCAAAGACAAAAACCATCAAAAAGGACAACCCAAATTACGATGCCGCCTGGCAGGACTCCTACAACATGTTGCGCCGGGCCGGTTATTCTGATGCAATGGCGGATAGCCTTCTCAAACTTAAATAACAGGAGGAAAAATGGATAGAAAAACGCTGGAACAAAACTATCAAAAATCTATCGGTGCATCGCTTGCCGCGGAGCTTGAGCAGAACTACCAGCGGAGCGGCATTGACTCTCTTGTTCAATCTGTGAAGAAAGCTACCCAATATAATCCCTCTGCCCCCAGCACGCAGCCTACACAGGCTGCGCCTGCTGGGGCTTCTTCTCGTAAGCAGAGCGATGCCATGAAGGAGCAGGTAGACGCGCTGAAAAAGCAGCGGGACGATGCCGCGCTTAAATTGAGTGCCTATATGCGGGCAGGCAATATGCAGAAGCAGGCAGAGGAGCAACTGGAAATCGCCAACCGCGCAGGCATTGACTACACCAACGCCTACACCAACTGGAAAAACCAGCGGAACATGGAAGCGGTGGAGGACTACAACCCGGAGGACAACCACTTCAAGGCTGGCGATGCGGTGCTTTCCGGCGTGCAAAACGCTTTCCAGAGCACCGGGCAGGCTGCTGTTGCGGCATCTTCGTACCTTTCCGGTAATCCGGAAGCGCAGGCATGGGAAGCCAAGCGGCTGATGGAAAGCGGCGTAAGCGGTGCCGAAGCCGTAAAGCGGGCCGGGCTTGCCGATAAGAGAGAAATCCCCATCACAGACTATAAGACACAGGCAGAACTGCGCCACGAAAAGAATGTAGCCAGCGTTGGTGCTGTTGAGGGCGGAGCGCTTCAGCTGGTCAATACGATCTCGAACATGGTGCCGTCCCTTGTTGCAAACGCGGTCCTCCCCGGCTCCGGTTTGCCCGTGATGGCTGCATCCGCCGCGGGCAATAAATATGCAGATGCCTATGAGAAGTACGGGAATACGGATACAGCATTCGTACTCGGTTCCGCTGCCGGTGGCGCTTCCATGCTTACCGAACAGTTTGGCGGTTTGTATGGCTCCCTGGGTAAGACTGCCGCTGGACAGGCTGTGGCCAAGAAACTGATGGCGGAAGCCCCGGGCCTGTATAGCCTCGCCAACTCCGTGGGCGGGAAGTGGCTGCGGGATGCCCTTTCCGAAGGTATTGAGGAGGGTGCAGAGGATGTTATCAACTACGCCATTGAAAAGGCCCTCACTGGCGACAGTGATGAGATGGACAACTTCGGCTATGATATCCTGCTGGGTGCCCTTGCCGGTGGCGTACTGGGCGGTGGCAATGCTGCGATGCGCTCCATTACCTACAACCGTGTAGGCAAGGCGCTGAATGCTTCCCCCACCGCTGTAGCGCAGCAGGTGCAGGAGGGCATGGAGAAAGGAACGGGCACCGCACCGGCTATCTATGCGGCGGAGGTGCAGAAGAACCCCAACAACCAAATGGTGGGCAGACTGTATGAAGCGAACCTCACCTATGATGCCGAGAGCGGCCTTTCCAAAATCCAGAACGATATTACCCAGGTCTCCATCAATGAGATCAAGGCGATGGTCTCCAAAGCGGATGCGCTGGCGCAGGCAGCCCAAAAGCTGAATGTGGAAGCTACTCCGCAAGCCGTAGCAACAGCTATTACCGATGCCCAGCGCACACAATCCATTAAAACAGCCGAGGACAGCGTAGGGCAGGCTTTTGCGCCCACAGTTGATAATCCTGCCAACGCAGGAGAGAAAGCCTACAACAGCGCCCTTGCCGGTGTGGCAGCTAACCAAGGCGTAGCTGCTCGCATCAATAACGACCCTGCCGCAAGACAGGCATTCTCCCAGTTGACCGGCGTACAGTTCAGCGGAAACACAGCACAGGATATTGCCGCTATCGAAGTGGCTACGCAGAACCTTGCCAAGTCCGGTAAACAGGCGATCTCCCAGGCGGAATATGCCCAGCGTGTCGCTACTGCAGGAGAACAGGCTGCTGCCCAGTTCGATGCCGATATGCAGGCGCAGGCGGAGCAGATGCAGAGGGAATCCGATGAGAGATGGCTTTCCGTTGAGCAAAACACCATTACCGATGTAGACGGCAAGCGCCGTATCAAGGAGATCACCAATACCGATGTGCGCGGCAATACCGAGATCGGCTATAAGAAAGCTGAAATTCTCGGCAGTAAAAAGAAAGCTGTTGCCGAGGTGAACAATGCAGCGAAATACCTTGGCAAGACTATCGTGTGGTTTGAGGGTGCGGTGCAGGTCAATGGGCAGTACCGACTGACCAATGGCTATCGCGCACCGGATGGCACCATTTATGTCAACATCAATTCCCGCGATCCGCTGATGGTTACTTTCGGGCATGAGATGTTTCACGACCTTGTAGCTGATGGCAAGTATTCCGGGCTGATTGATACGCTGGTAGAGAACCCCGACTATGCCGATATGGTAAAGGGCATGATGAATGCCAAAACCGAACTGTACGAGCGCAATGGAATTGAGCTTGACCCGAATGCAGCTGCGGAGGAAGTCGCTGCCGATATCAGCGGTGATCTTTTGGGCAGCCGGGATATGCTGGAGTACATTGGCGCAAGAAATACGGAAGCCGCCACCGGCATTAAAGGTTTCTTGAACCGTATCCTCAAAAAGCTAAAAGGAAAGCCCTCTGCACAGGAAGCCTATAACAGGCTGTCCGAAGCGCAGCGGGCTTTGCTTGATGGTATGGAGGCGAGGAGCGATGCGGAAGAAGCGGGGAAGATATCTTACTCGGTTATGGATGCGGCTGTAAAAGGCAATAATCGCCCGTTCGCAGAACAGTTTGCAGATTACAAGGCTGGGAAGATGCGCCCGACGGATTTGTTCTACCTGAACAATACATCGGAATATTTGCAAGCTGCTGGTCTTGCGAATGAGCCGATTGTGATGGCACAGTCTGTTGTAACGAAGGCCCAGAGAAAGGCGGCCGTTGATACTCACGGTCACGAGCTTTCCGACGATGTCATTCTCAAACTTCCGGAAATGATAGAAAAGCCCGTTCTTCTCTTGAAGTCTGACACGGTTCCCGCCTCCGTTGTTGTGGTTACATCTGTTTCCGATAGCAGTGGAAACCCTGTTGTTGTCGCTTTGCATTTAAGCAGGAATAACGGATTTGATGTAGTTACAAGAATAGCAAGCCTGTACGGGAGAAAAAACAGCCGCAATTTTATTGCAGATCAGCTGCTCCGTGGAAATCTCATAGGGTATAGCAAAAAAGAAGCCAACCGACTGCTTCATCGAGATGGGCTACAATTGCCCAGACGGAACCCAGCGGTTGACTTCGACACCATTAGTGTAGCACAAGACACTGATGCTGTCAATAACTATTCTATGCAGAATAGCGCAGAAGATGCAAGCGGGAAATTTTCGCTTATTGGTGTTTCCAACGATGGCTTGGAAATTTACGAGACGAGCCTTGCAACACAGCAGCTTTCGGAATCTCAAAAGAAAAAGCAGTATCTCGCCCTTATCAAAAACCAGTATCGAGGGAGAACGGCCCGGCTGGAAAGAAACGGCCATGTCGTTTATGTAAGACCCGACATTCAGGAAGCTGGGAAACCGATATATGGTGACCGGAGATCAACGGCCAATGGCGCAAAAGCGCTGCGCAACTCTCTGGCCGATGGCGATGTATTTGACCTGCTGGAGAATGCAGAATACGACCGTAGTAGCAGGGACACGAAGAACCATAAAAATGCGGATTACTTCGATTATTATGTAAAAACGGTTCAGATCGATGGGAAAGTGTATGATCTTGTTGCCGATGTAAAAAGAGCATATGGCAATTCTGATGGTCTTTACTATACGCTGTATTTGGTTGACAACGCAACCAAAAAAGCTGTTGTCTCCCAAAGGCCTCAGACCCTCGGCTCTTCCGAACCGATTACTGCCTCTGAAATGGGGAGCAACAGCTTTTCTGCTGACATGGTACCACAATCCGATACCGCTGTCAATAACTATTCTATGCAGAATAGCGCAGAAGATGCAAACGGGAAACATTCCCTTATGGATATCCCGGCAATGGACAGCACCGGCAGGGAGCTTTCTGCCGAGCAGCGAGAGTATTTTAAGGACAGTAAGGTGAGGGACGAGGACGGAAACCTGCTTGTAGTGTATCACGGAACGGATGCCGACTTTACCGTTTTTGACGCTTCCAAAGGCAGGGCAAACATGGATATTCAGGGAATGTTTTTCAGCCCTTGGGAGCTTGATGCGCAGGGCTACGGCAGTAATGTAAGCGCCTATTACCTTGACATTAAAAACCCCGCGAGCGAAGCCGTTGGGTATAAAGCGCTCAACAGGTTCAAGGGGCAAAACAATGCCGGAGTAAAGGCAAGAGAGTACCTGCAGAACCTTGGCTACGATGGCGTAAACAACGGAAACGAGGAGTATATTGCCTTTGAACCGAACCAGATCAAGCGCATCGACAACCTCACCCCAACCGAAAGCAAGGACATCCGCTACTCCCTCATGGACACCGACAGTACCGGCAGGGAGCTCTCCTCCGAGCAGAAGAAGTTTTTCGCCGGCAGCAAGGTGATAGACGGAAACGGAAACCTTCTTGTTATGTATCACGGTACAACTGCGTTTGGATATATTACGAAATTTAAGAGGGGGAAGAAGGGGTGGCTTGGCCCCGGCATTTATCTTACCAGCAAGAGATCCGATGCACAGCGATACGCAGACGCCATGGGCGAGGGGAATGGCAGACTGTATGAGATGTATGCGAATATTACGAAGCCGCTTGTTGTGACAGATGGGAACCCTGTCCCGGGAATTCTCAAAGCCGCATATGGCAGGGATAGCGTATATAAATCCCGATCCGAAAAACAGGCAAACGATCCAAGCATCGTTACGCAAGCCGACATAAACAAGCTCCGTGCAAAAGGGTATGACGGAATTGTGTGGGACTATGGCGGGAACAAAGAGGTTTCGGTATTCTCCCCCGAACAGGTCAAACTCGCAGATAATGTTGACCCGACCTCCAGCCAAGATATCCGCTACTCCCTCATGGAAGATGCCCAGTACATGGCCGACATCGACAAGGCCGTTGCGGATGCTGCACAGAAAGCTAACGATGATCTGAAGGCTGCACAAGCCGAGGTGAAGAACATCCGTCAGCAGCTTGCTGACTATCGCCAGCAGGCAACTGCGGAAGCGAAGGAAACGGCTGCCTGGAAAGATGGAGAAGCGAAACTGATTGCTGACCTTTCCGAAGCGCAGAGCAAAGAGAAAAAGGCAAGAGCCCTTGCGTCTTACATGGATGAGTACAATGCGATCTCCGAAAGATACCGTGGAGAAGTACGAGCGACAGACACCGAAGCCCTTGCACAGTACAATGAAAAGCTGTCTAATCTTCGCAGCGGCTTCCGCGGAAAGATGGAGAAACTCGCCATTGAGCAAGGCGCATTTAAGCGTGGTGAAAAAGCAGCAAGGGATATTTATGTCCCCACCAGCGTAAATGGGCAAAAGGTCACACGGGGAACTCGGACGATTCTTGAAGCGAGTCAAACCCCAGACTCCATGCTGGAGGAACACGCAAAAGAAATCCTTGCAGGAGCAAGAGGGTACGAGGTAATCAGCGACAAAAAGGCGCAGGAATATGCCGAGCGAATTATCGATAAAGAGGGATACGACAAGGCGGATGAGCTGTTTACCAATGCGGTGAACGGAGATCAGGTGCTGGATAAGAAAACTCTTGTGCTCGGTGAATACCTCTATATGGAGACTGCAAAAGCTGGCGATGTAAAGAACGCCATGCGTTATGCTGCAGATGTCGCCGCTGCCGCCACCAGAGCCGGTCAAGTCGTACAGGCAATGCGGGTTTTGAAGAAAGCTACCCCTACCGGAAAACTGTATTATCTCAACCGCATGGTGGACACGATGAATAAGAACATTGTGGACAATGGCGGTGACCCAATTCAGATTGATGAGGGGCTTGCCAGAAAGCTGCTTGAAGCCGAGAACATCAAAGACCCGAAAGAGCAGGGGAAGGCGGTTGATGAGACTATCGATGAGATCGAACAGAACATTGCAGACCAAATCCCGGCAACAGCATGGGACAAGTGGAATGCATGGCGTTATCTCTCGATGCTCGGCAATATCCGCACGCAGGTTCGAAATGTTGTAGGCAATGCAGCTTTTATGCCTTTGGTTGCAACAAAGAACCTCCTTGCCGCTGGGATGGAAAAAGCATTCATCCGAAATGGTGGCCGTACAAAGTCAGCGTTCTTTACAAAAACCAATGTCGGAAAACGGCTGATGGAATTTGGGAAAAAAGACTTTGACACTGTTGTGGACGAAATTCAGGGTGGAGGTAAGTACAACCAGTCGAGCAGCATAGAGGAAAAACGAACAATCTTCAAGTCAAAAGCCATTGAGGGCTGGCGGAAGCTGACCAACAAGGCGATGGACAAAGGCGATGAGATTTTCAGCAAACACCACTATGCGAGAGCCCTTGCCGGTTATCTGTATGCCAACCATTTGGACTACGACAAGATCACTCGGAATACTCCGCAGGCGCAGGAAGTGTTGAATAAGGCAAGAACCTACGCCATCTTGGAAGCACAGAAGGCAACATTCCGAGATGCAAACCAGTTTGCATCCTTTATCAACAAAACCAAGCGCAACCTTTTGAAAAAGGCGCAAACCGCTGAAACAAAAGGTGCAAAGGCGGGTTGGTATGTAGGAACAGCCCTTGCAGAAGGCGTTATGCCGTTCACAAAGACCCCTATTGACATTGCCGTAAGAGGTATTGAATACAGCCCCATTGGCTTTATCAAGGGCATAAAGGAAGCAGTCTACGATGTCAAGAAGGGCAACAAGACTGCAGCAGAGGCGATAGACACTCTTTCTGCCGGTCTTACCGGAACAGGCATATTCGCGCTTGGCTATTTCCTGCAATCTCTTGGTTTCCTTGCTGGCGCTCTTGGCAGCGATAAGGACGAAAAGTATAAGAAAGATAGTGGTGCGCAGGGCTTTGCCCTTCACATCGGCGACAAGTACTATACGATTGACTGGTTGGCCCCCTTCTCCTTGCCTCTCTTTACTGGCGCTGCAGTTGCCGAAACAGTGGAAAATGGCGATGAAGTCTCCTTCGCAACTATGGCAGATGCGCTTTCCACCATATCGGAGCCCATGCTGGAGATGTCCATGTTGCAAGGCTTGAACGCAGCTCTTTCCAGTGGGAAATATGGGGCTGAGGCTGCTATCGCATCGTTTGTGACCACTAACGGCCTCAGTTACTTAGCACAGGCGAACCCGACAATCCTCGGCCAGATTGCCCGCGCAGTAGACGACACCAGCCGGAATGCATATTACTATGACCCCAATTACAAGGGCTTTGTTAAGCAAGGCAAAGTGTTTGTTGACAAACAGCTTGCTAAAGTCCCGTTTGCCTCCAAGGTCCTTACTTCTCGCATCGATTTGTGGGGCAACAAACAGGAGAACACCGGCGGCAGTTTCTTTGGCCGGTTGGCGTACAATATGCTCTCTCCCGGTTACTACTCTGAGGAAAGCAGCGATCCTGTTGATGTTGCACTGACCAAGTTGTACGAGGAAACAGAGGATACGGCTGTTCTCCCCTCCAAGCCCAAAAAGTCCTTCAAAAACAACAAGACGACTTACAAGATGAACGCAAAACAGTATGAAGAATTTTGCATTGTGGAAGGGCAAACGGCTCATAAGGAGATTCAGACCTTCATAAACAGTGCGGAGTATAAGAAGATGTCGAATGAGGACAGAGTTGGTGTTCTCGACCGCCTATATACATACTCTGCCTATAAAGCGCAGAAGAATCTCCTTGGAGATAAGTATGTTACGCCCCCCACATATGGCCCATATGTAAAAGCAGAGGCATATGCCAAGGGCGGCAACCCGGTGTATAAATACTTCCTCAAGGGCTAAAAGCAACTATACCCCCTCCGTAACTGGAGGGGGTATTTTACTGTGTAGTTTCTGTGTAGCCTATATGCAAAAAGACCGCAAGAAACAGCAATATTTGCAAAGGCTAAAAATGATGAAAACCCGCATGAACAAAGGAAAAACCCGCATTTCTGCGGGTTTTTCTTTGGC